CGCTATACGACGTCACCTCTGGCTTTGTTTAACGCGTTCGATGGTGATTGGTCGTAATGGATGTGTATTCCGACTCTTTAATAGTCAACCAAGTGGAAATCCTTTCACCACGCTTATCAATATTCTATTTAATAGCGTTGTATTCCGCATGGCATATGCGGAACGTATGCGTGAGGCTCCTCATTTGAAAAGAGATGTTTACACATTTGAAGAAGATGTCAACTTGGTTTCCTATGGAGACGACAACGCCGCTAATATTAACCCAGTTGTTTTCCCCTGGTTTAATATGCTGACTATAAGTGCTCAAATGGCCATCTATGGTCTTACCTACACCGATGAAACAAAACAAACAACTGTTGTTCGCGGGAGATATCTCCATGAAATAAATTTCTTGAAGAGGGGATTTCGTCGTGCGAACACTTTCTCTCGCCTTTGGGTGGCACCCCTAGACATCGACACCGTTAAGGAGATGTGTATGTGGGTGCGTAAGGGTGACGAGAATGCAAAAAAGAAGATTCTTGCTGATGTAGTTACTACTTCCTTGATGGAGATGTCGCTGCACGGACAAGAAATTTATGAAGACTGGTGCACCTTTGTGAAGGGATTTGAAATGAAGGAGTTACTCGGAAAGGATATGGTGACTATCCCCGATTTCGAAACTCAATTCACACGAGCGTGTAATCAAGATCTCGATTTTGACCAGTTTTAATTTATTTTAAAAATAAACAACAACATTCCGAGTATGGCGCTGACGTTTAGTTACAGTAGCAGATAAGCCCATTTGGGCTCTCGGTCTTAGCAAATTAATGTAATGGGCGAACGTCTTTGACTAATAGCCAATCTTAAATATGGATAAAGAAAATGTTAATATTGATAAACAGCAACTTATGACTTATTATCGCCAGGGCATAGCAGGAGGCACTTCAGTATTACCCTCGCTTGTGGAAGTGCCAAAGGCCAAGGAACTCACCCTGGATGATAAGAGTCACGCTCTAGTTGATTTTTTAGAACGACCTTTTGATGTGTATAAAGGAGAATGGAAAACTGATACAACACCTGGATCTGAACTCCTTACCGCTGGTATTTCTCTTCCAGATGTGCTTTTTGAAAATCCTATGCTTAAAGAGAAACTTCGTGGATTTGTTGGGATCCGCGGAACAGTTCGAGCCCGGATTATGATTAATGCCCAGAAATTTCAACAGGGCATTCTTTTGCTTTATTGGATTCCTAACTATGATAACATTGCGACGAAGGCCAAGATGGTTCAACAATCCCTTGCAGGTAAATCCGGTTGTGCGCATGTTACTATCAATTGTGAAGGAGGAACTGAGCAAACCATTGATATACCTTACGTTAATCAACATATTTATTATAATGCTACTACTAATCAAGGCTCGTATGGCCGATTATTCATAACTCCGCTTCTACAACTTCGTAGTGCTTCTGCTTCCTCTGTTGGGGTTCGTATTCAAATGTGGATGGAGAATCCGCAACCAGAGTTTGCTACATCCGCAGTGCCGGTTTTATCTCAATCTGTTTCCCAGATTGAGAGTAAACGTATGCACAAAGAGGATGCTCTACCACAAGAATCAACCTCAGGGGGGCTTGATGTTAAAACTTTATGGAATGCTATTAAATCAGCATCACCCATGCCATCTTACCTAGCGCAAACTACTGCAAATGCTTTGCAATTGATGGGACTTCAGAAACCTACTCAACAAGCTTCAATTACTCGTGCTTCTCTTAGAACTAATTCTTATATGGCTAATTTCAATGGAGAATATATGGGACATAAATTGTCCTTAGCTGCTAATAATGAGCTGGAGGATATGTTAGCCCCTGCTGGTACTAGTTGCGACGAAATGGCTATTTCAACACTTGTTAAAGCTCCTACGTATTACAAAAGTTTTACCGTTAAACCTAAATCTTCAGATGGTTATGGTGAGAACTACATTGTTTGGTCTGACTTGATTCATCCAATGAAGTTTACGCCAGCCGTTGGTCAAGCTGCCGGCGTTTTAGATTCGACATTTCTTGGTTACACTGCTTCTGCGTTTGGCCAATGGCGTGGCGGTATCAAATTTAATTTCTCTGTTGCGAAGACTTGTTTCCATTCTGGCACTTTGCGGGTTACGTTTATACCAGGGGTTTATAAGGAGCCTACAGGCGTTCCGAATGCCTATGACCCTGCAGCTAATGATTACAAACCGGAGTACCAATTTGAACGTTGCTATCAACGCACGTACGATTTACGAGATATGAATGAATTTGCTTTTGTGGTGCCATATGTAGCGTCTCGACCATATCTCAATAATATAAACCCGTATGGAGCAGCAGCAAAACTTACATCTAAGAAGAATTGGGCTACTGGTATTCTTGTTGTTGATATTTTTATCCCTGTTGTTTCTCCCGCTTCTGTTCATCCATCTTTCGATGTTGCGGTTTGGGTCTCAGGAGATGAAGATCTCACCTTTGCTAACCCAACTGCGCCTTCAATATATCCGTACTCTCCTCCAACTTTCGTATCTAGTCAAAGTTTTTCTCTTGATGAGGGATCTGACAGAGCCCAGGCTATTTTGGCTTCCAATGAAAATTTAAACCACTCTAGACCAAAAACTAGCTTTCATCCATCTGCGTTGTGCACGGGCGAGGTTGTTGCATCTATTAAAGCTTTGTGTGGTCGTTTCGGACCTTTTTACGCACCAGGTTCTGTGTCGTTAGATAAAATTTTGCAAATAGCTCCTTTTGATTTCCAAGATCCTGTCGCAGGGCTCAATGTAACTGTAACTTTTGATTATCTTGATTATTTTTCATATTT